TCTTTTTTGGAATCGGGCGGACTCCAAACTCATTCCGAATGTCTACAAAACTCTTCGAGGTGAGGAGGAGTGAAGTCTTAACTGACTCAATGTAAACACGCTCGCCAGCATGGGCGAAATCACTCCCTACCTTTTCCCAAATAGCACCTGGAACTAAGCCCTTAACCAAGACATTAATCTTCGCCATCATTGTCTCCTTTATCCCAATCCCTCAGGGAGTTAAGCCAGCACAGAAATACAAAAGCCAGAAAGGCAAGTATTCCATAGCCGAGCATCCCGATTGCAGTTAAAATCATTTTACCTCCTTCTCTTCCCACTTCCTCATAAGTTTCCAAGAAGCCTCGTTTGTATAGACCGAGCCCATGAAACCAAGGCTTTTGGGAAGTTCACTATACAGAGAGTGATGCATGATAAGTGAGTCGTCTGCGAATCCCATTGTCTTGATACCCCATATCCACCAGAGGTATTGAATATCATAGACACCGTTCTGCAGGCCTTTCTTTATTCGAGGCTCTTCACAGATTTTCTTTATCATCTTAATTGCATGAACCTCATCAGAGTGAGACCAATAGTTCCAGTCTGGTTTTCTTCCGTCTGTAATGGGGATGCAATAAGCCTCGGATGGGGATGTTGCAAAGCCTACACAAGTGATTTGATTGTTCTTGGTTTCAATATCCAGTGTGAGACGGCTCGATGCAAAAAGCATTTTTTCAATCCAGTCCAAATCCTCTCTATTCTCTGGGACATACACCGTTCTCTTCGGTCGAACAATCTCAGGAAACTCCGCCTCCCTTGTCGCCTTCATCAAGTCTGCTCCAGCGATAACGCGTTGCGACCACTCGCGGATGATAGTAACAGGATGGAATGTCGGAATCACTTTGAGGCCAGGCACGAGTGGGCTTTCCGTTGCCGTTCCTCGGAGGGAAGTCAGCTTGGAATTATCCAACAAGGCCCAAGTAGCAAATGACCCAAGGCAGATTACAAGATTCGGTCGGAGGGAAGAAATGGTTTCAATCAGCCTGTCGACTTCTTTCAGCAACCTCGGATGGAGATACTTACCAGTCTTGATAAAGGTTCTTGGATAGGATGGATATCCCCACAAAGGCGCCTCGCGTTCTGCATCCTTCTTGCAGACACAAAAGTCCTCTATCTTTCCACTTCCAGGGCGAGAAGAGATGACAGGGAGGACAGAGATATTATGCTTGGTGAGGCCAACTTCCTCTGCCAACTCCCAAAATATCCTTCCAGTAGCTCCACTCAAAAGCTGGCCTGTTGCAAGGTCAGTCTTTCCAGGGAACTCAGTTACAACTATTATATCTGCCATCCCTTTCCCCTCACTTCTCAAAACCAAGATTGATGTTCAAAGACTTTTTAGCCTCTTCCTTTCTCCATTCCTCGTCGAGCCAACTCTGTGCCTTGGTGGCAAACTCAGAATCCATCTCAATCCCCAGGGCTTCTTCTGCCCCTGCCTTCATGGCGGAGATAACTGAGGTACCAGAACCACAGGTCGGGTCAAGGAGTCTCGTCTTGTTGTCCACAAAAGCTGTGAAGAGATAATCCAGCATGGGAATCGGTTTCTCACTCGCGTGGAATTTCTTTGTGGTCTGCGATGGGAAAATATTAGAGATGTTTTTGAGGACAGGGTATCTTCCCTTATTGAAGATAAGAGCATACTCACCTACGTTTCGCATACCACACTGGACATCTGCAATAATCCCTTTGTTGTCTGACTTATACCAGATGAACGGTTGGACAAGACAAGAGAATCCATGCTCCTCAAAAGCTTTCTTTGTCCACTCTGCATAACGGAGTGAAAGCCAACAGATAACGTGGGCCGAAGAGGAAATGATGTTATCCTCATGGGAGAGGAGTGTCATCACAAGGTCTTTGTAAATATCCTCTGTGTCGGCGTATGTTCCGAAGTCCTTGGTGTGTCCTTGCCCAGAGCGGTCATGGTTGATTCCATAGGGGAAGTCAAGATGGAGTAGGTTGAACTTCTTCCCTCTGTATTCTTCCGCCCACTGCTTGAAGTCCGCACAGATGATTCGTGCAGAAGAGGAGGTGGTGGGGAGAGCTGGAACAGAGGCGAAAGTGGAATCCACAGCAGTTACTTGAGGCTCTTCGAAAAGACTTTCCTCCTCGACCGGATTGTTTTCCTGTCCTACAGGTGCAAATAAAAACTGCATCATGCTATGGTCGAGGGAATTTTTAACCGCCTCAAGTTTGCGAGCATTCTCCCTCTTACAAATGGTAAGTGCTGCTGCCATATTATCTGCAGCGAGGACTCTTGGGTTATCTCTGTTCGCCCAGATTTGTCGAGCGCGCTGGATAATATACTCCGAGATTCCAATATACTCAGCAAGCTCGGAGTTGCTCGAGCATCCTTTGATGTCATACATCTTGTCGATAGCCTCGCAGTATTCTTGCCAAGTCAAGTCTTTGCGCTTGATATTTTCTTCGAGCTCAATCAGAAATCTCTGGTTTTGGTCAAGGTCGGAAAGGACTTTGCAAGGGATTTCATCAGAGAGAAGACCCTCTCCAACTAGCTCTTTCCATGCAGTATATCTGCGCTCGCCGGCGATGAGGTAGAAAAGCCCATCTGTGTCTTTCTCGATAATGATAGGATTCAAAAGACCGACATTAAGTAGAGAAGCCTTGAGGTCTTTCAAATCCCCAAGGTCTTTTCGTTGGCGGTCTTCACGAATGTGTACAGAATTGATTAAAATACTTTGCATCTCTTTTCTTTCAAAAGGTGGAGGGAAAAAGGGAGGGAGGGAGGAGGAAAAAGGTTTCCTTGGCTCCCAACCTCCCCTACAGATTACGCTTTCATAAACTTAGTTAAGACAGCATAAACTGTTTCTTTGTCATCAGACAACTGATGGCCAACAATACCAAGCACGTTGCAACCAGCAATCTCTTGAAGCATTTCCAGCAAAGAACGGTTTTCAGTCTCAAAGCCAAGCTTAATCAAGAAGTCTTTCAATCTGAACAAGGAATCTTCTGTAAGCCAGAATTTAGTTTTGAAACTTCTTTCCTGAGGGTTTTTGACTTTTGCAAACTCGGCAGGGTCAACGTCATCTCTCGGTGCGAGAATCTTAGTTTCGATTTCTACATAGGGAGTTTTGTTCTTTGCAGATTCGCCAGTCGTGAAACCTACTACCGTCATGTCATAAGAACCTGCAGGAATTACAGCAGGAGCTTCAATATCTGCGCCAGTTTTAGAGAGAATGCTTGTAAAATCTACCATTGTTTTATCCTTTCAAATTAAATTAAGATTTAAGTTTTGCTGTTCGAGGTGGACATAATGTCCATTAAGAAGGAGGGAAAGAAGAAAGAGGAAAGAGTCTCTGGTCTCTGCTCTCTGCTCTCTTCTCCCCTCTCCCTGACTGAAAATAATTCTAGGATTTCACATCTCTAAAGTACTCGGCGAGACCTGTTTCAGCATCATATACTTCTTTGACCTTGCCTGGGTTCGGACTCTTCAAGCCCATGATTTGAGTCGCCTTAGTTTTGAATACTCTCTTCGAGCCTTGCATCTGGGCGAGAATCATGTGGTTGAAATATCTTCCCACCTTCGGGGGAAGCTTCGTCCCGAGGGTATTTATCTGAGCCTTCATAATACCAGTCGATTCGTCTTGAATGTACTTGATATGTGAGTTGATGATGACATTACACTGGACATCTTCCGAATAGAGAATGGAAAGCATATCCTCAATCTTGGACATAGCCATTCCCCACTCTTGAATCTCAGGTTGCTTACCGAGGTGTCCTGCACCACTCTGCACAAACTCCAGAGCCGCATCGGACATAAACGTAAGAGAGTCAATCACAATCACATCCTCGAGGGAGGTGTATTTATTAGCCCATTCGGTGAGCAGTGCGAGGCCTCGTGCAAAAGCCTTGGCACCAAAGGCAGGAATGACTTCTCCATTCACAACCTTTCTCTTATCCGCGAGGGTTTCATATTCCACGTTCTTAAGATTCTCAGGTTTCACTGTGGTGGAGAGAATATCCAGACCATTATCATAGTCGAGGATGTGGAGTTTGTATCCTGCATTGGCAAGACTTGCAAGAGCTCCAGTCTTTGCAGTTCCAGTGTCTCCCATCACGAGCATCTTAATCGGTTTCTTTTCTTTGTAATCTACTAGTGTCGGCATTTGTTTTCCTTTCGTCGCTGTTACAGTAAATGTATAGGCAGATAAGTGCAATCGCAAATCCCTTGATTCCCGTCATCAGGACTAGGATAAGGAACGTCAGATAGATTGCCCAATCTACAACAAGGGTATCTTTCTTTTTCTCCCTCTTCATGCTACTCTCCTCCTCTTGGCTTGCTCGGGTCCCAGACACGTTTAACAAAATCTTCCTGCAGGATTTGCTCCCTTAGGGCACGTGGTGCAGTACAGTATTCTTTGAACGGACAGCCAGAGTATTTGTTACAACTCTTATCGTTGGCAGGGAAGACTCCCCGAACTGCAAAGAACTCAGCGAGCTTAAACCAGTACTCACTCTCCGCGAGCCATTCTTCACAGAGCTCTTTACTTCTCAATGTAAGCTGGCGGGAGAAGTCTCCCTTAGAAATATCAATCGCATCGACCTGAACTCCATTTATCGGAGTGGCGAAACAAATGTTCCCTGCGATGGTGTAAAGAGTCATCTGGGTATCTGGATTGTACTGGGAGAAATAGTACTGAGTAAGCGGTCGTGTTGTTGTCTTGTGGTCGGTAATAAATACCCCAAGGTCTTGCCGAACCAGACGGTCGATATGTCCTGCCATAGATATTTTCTCTCCATTACCTGTCTCCAATCCAGTCTCGAATTGGAAATGAAGCTCGACACCGACAGTCCCGTCTGAGAAGACAACGGTTTCACAAGTCTCATTTTTATAATGGTCCAGATACCACAGAACCATCTCTACCAAGACACGCGAATTTCTTTTTGGGTCTTCGTAAGAATCTACATTGGCTCGAAGTGGATGACGGAGGAGTTCGAGGATGGTCGTCCTAACATTCTCTTCAAAGGGAACTCCGTCCGCCTTTCTACGATAGAACTTTTCCAGTCCCTCGTGAAAGATAATCCCGAAGTCGAGGGCCAAAGCAGACTGCTTTGTGGTGTATCCTCGGACAACTTGGAGGTAATATTTTCTTGGACACTCCTTGAAAGTGCCGAGGGAAGTAGCATCCCATATAATCTGAAGAAGAGGATTCTTTAGGGAGAAGGCTCCATTGATTTCCTTTTCAGGTTTTTCAGTCCCGTCCATCTTTTCTCCTTTCTAGAATTTAAGTTGCAAGGAAGATAGAATCTGTTTTGCCTCAACCGAAGAAAGTTTCTTAGGCTTTTTGGCGGTGGCTCTTTTCTCCGTTTCGTGTATCCACTTACCTCTACCTGCACGCAGTTTCTCAACCATCATATCAATATCCTCGGTGGTGAGAAATTGAGGGTCTTTCGAAAAGAGCCTATCAATAGATTCCTTATCCGCCTCTCGAATCGGGTTCTCTTCCTGATGTACTGTTTCCACCATCTCTAATTTCCTTTATCCTATTTTCTTGTTCAACCATTTGGCTCACCCAGCGTTCAATCATAGTGCGAATGATAACCGCAGGCTCACTCTTACAATATTTCTTCAGCAGATAATTTGTCTCTGGTCGAAGGCGAATTGTTAGTTTCGTCCATTCTGTCGCCATTTGATTCCCTTTCTGGATGATAGATTAAAAAGACCCTCGGGTCAAGTGTGGAGAGAAGGGATAGACTTTCTAGTTCCGGTAACTCTTTTTTCAAGAGGTAAAATGTGGATTTAACAGTTGAAACATTGGAACTCAGAACTCTAACCTTTACTCCCCACCTTGACTCAAGGGCTTTCCTCATAGCAAGCTCAAGCTGGAGATAAGCTAGACTTCTCTTTGCAGACAATGCCATGGCTTATCTCCTCAGAGGATTACAAATCCTGCTGACGCAATTTGATAATCTGTTCAGCACGAGCATAGAGTTCATCATAGTGCTCGTCAATGGTAGCCTGAACCTGAGCCTCGAAGTCTTCCTTGGCCATTTGAGATTTCTTCAAGCCCTGAGCTTCCATAGCACGGATGAGGCTGTTCTCAACAATAGCACGCATTTCTTTAACCACAGGGTCAGAAGTAGAAACGCTTCTTACACCGAACTGATAGGTAGCAACGTACTTATCAAAGGCTTCCTGGGTAGCAGACGCAGGGTCTTTCTTTACTTTCGGAGCGAAGTTGTTACGGCAGTTCTCAGCCAAAATTTGGTTCAGAACGGAAGCTTCATTTGCTGAGCAGACGTGGCCTTCTGCAAAGGGTTGCGGGATGCTGAAAGTTTTATCAGAAATAGTGATGTTCTTTCTTGCGGTTTCTTCATTGTACTGTACCATCTTGATTCTCCTTTATAAATGGTAGGTTAAAGTAAAAAATCTGTCTCGGCAAGGGAACAACAGGAGGAATAAATATGAAATCCTCAACGCTTGAGGGGGTGTCGTTCCGTTGTCGATAATGTTAATATAATATATAAGGCAGAGGATGTCAATAAAAAAGTGCCGAGAAATTGAAAAATTTTTCGGACGGCTCAAGAGCAGTCTCAGCGTAAATTGCGTTGCGACGGCGCAGGGAGGGAAGAGCCAAGAAACCAAAAGAAACTTTTCCCTTTTTCCTTTCTCCCTCCCTCCTTTCTTCCTCAGAGTTCCTCTATAAACATCCCTGTTGTTGCACTATCCTCAGGGCAAACATAAAGCCAGAATCCTTCCGTCGGATACCCATCAGGACGCTCCCCTTGAAACACCTCGACAGGTTGGATATGGGAAGAGATTCCGTCGTAGGAGGATGTGTTGTAGAGAGCATGCCCGAAAGGGTGGACTTTGCAGGATTGCTTTCTGTCCTCTGTCTTCACTGTAGCCATTCGGTTCTTCATTGATTGCGCCTCGGCCCGAGTACCAAACCAGACACGAATACCGTTGGCTGAGTTCATCGCGCGCTCCATCAGGTCGCGAGGAGCTGAATAAGTTCTAAGTTTGTCTGTCATCACAGGGTCTCCTCTTCAAGGGTTGGGTATTCTTTCATAAAGGGCTCGGTGTCCCACTTTCCATCTTCATCTCGATAGGGGGAATCTGAGAGGGATTCAGAATACCATACCCAGTTATCCACTCCGCCATTTTCGAGTGCTCTCAATTCAAGGCTGTCCTCGATGAGAGAACTCAACTCGCTCTCAGTCAGCAAATACTTCTTTTCTTTCTTTTCTTTCTTTTCTTCTGTCATCACAGGGTCTCCTTTGCAGTTCTATCCTTACGAATTTTTGTGGCATCCTCGTTATCGAAATCCCAATCAGGGCGGAACTCAAGAAAGACCGGATGCCGAGGTCTCTCTTCACTTCCCTCCCTGAAATATTTGAAAGTAACTATCTGGCCGATTGGCGGAGAAGCAAGGAGCTCCCTCTTCTCCGAGTCGTCTAATCCATCAAAGTTACCGATAGAAAATTCCACTCCCTTCCATTCTCGGTTGAGTCCTCTCACGTGCATCTTTCCGAGAATGTCGGTGGGAATCAGGTTCTCTTTACATGTGCTCCTCTCGGCATATCCGAGTGGGTTCTCTTCCTTCTCATTCCCATTGAAGAACCTCGGGGAGACCGAAATCACCTCTGCCTCGGCCGTTGAGAATCTTTTGATTTTCAAAAGGGTCTGGTCCTTTAATGTCCCTCGGTTGTGCTTATACTTCCCAAAGGGAGATTTGAGACAAACCCCCTCACCACCAGATGCAAGGCAATCATTCTCGAAAGCAAAGAGCTCCCGCTGATTCTCCAACCAGACCTGGGAAAGCACCTTACAAGAAGGCGGGAGAAGTGAGGAGAAGGAGAGGAGACTCTGGTATCTCTCTTGCGCATTGAGGGAATCATTCATCCAGTCAAAGATGAAGAACTTCACAGGGCCATCATAGTCATTCCTACGGAGAAGACCACCTGCCTCGGAGAAACTTTTCCCAGGAATAAGGAGCTCCCCTTCAAGGCCGTTCGGAAGTCCCCTTACCTTGAGTTCCTTCGCGAGGGACTGTATGGCTGGAGCTGGATGGACCTTGCCTACTCGAGTAAAGAAAACTCCCTCGGAATAGATTCCCCTATACCCATCGAGTTTCATGCTCCCGAGGAGAGGAAAGCGGAGATTCTCAAAATCCTTTTCCTCCACTCTGCCTGCGAGCATTGGTCTCCCTGGGATTCGGGGAATACTCTTGAGGAACTCAAACATACTTTGCTCAGTCATTATCCACCTCCTTTACCAGTGCCACGAAGTTATTGAAATCATTTGAGAGACGGACCGTCAGTACCCTCGCTGCATGGCGATACTGCGCGAGCTTTTGATAGGCGATGAGCGCTAGCCCCAAGTCTTTCATTCCATAAGAGGGGAATGGAATCCCCTCAACTGTAAGCCAACCAAAGGGAGTCTTCTCTGCAAAGTAGATTTTCCCTTGGACGTCTTGAATCGCATGGAGCTTGTCGGATGACAACCCCTTCTGTTTTTCTTCAGACATTTCTTTCTTTCCTTTCATTATGCACTGCGGAGAAAGTTCTCAAGATTCTTTGTTGTCTCAAGTTCCTGAGCAATCTCTTCCACAATGAAGAGTTGTTTCTTCGCTCTCGTAGTTGCGACGTAGCGGAGGTTCCGGTCTTCCTTCCTTTGCCAAGGTTGGCTCAGGCTTTTCGGAGTCCAGTCGAGAATAAAGACCGTCTCCCATTCCTTTCCCTTCGCTTTGTGGATAGTGGAGAGCGTCCAAGCATTATCCACAGCCTTGTCGGTAAAGAGTGTATCGAGGGCTTTCTCAGCACCCTGTCTGCCATCACTCTCTTCCAGAATAAGATGTAAGCATTTCCAGATGTCGCTAAGCTCTGCCTCCTTGTGGGGATACTTATCGAGCATCTTTACTTTCCAACCAAGGAGGGAGTCTTGTAGAGAGACCCGATTGGTTCCTTTAAGTTTTTCCAGTACCTCTTTGAGGGTTTTCGCAAAGTCTCGACCGAGGATGTAGACCAGAGGGCTTCTACCATTTCCATCTCGCTGGCCTTTCAGTTTCAGCGCAAGGGAAATAAGCCTTGAGTTCTGTCGGGCAAGGATGGTTGCGGGAGGAAGGTTCGCGAAGTCTGGCATATGGGAGTAGCGAATGACAGGCAAACCCTCTTCATTTCTCGTCCGAATGTCTGGGACAAATCTTTGCGCCTCCTTTATGATATTCCCTGAGCATCTGAATGATTCGGTGAGGGGAAGGATAGGTAGGCCCAGAGATTCCACTGTGTCTTCCTTCGCGCCTCGCCAAGTGTAGATGCACTGGAAAGGGTCGCCCACATAGGAGATGGTTGAGGGACTCCGAGAGAGCAAGGCCAGATTGAGTGGGGAAAGGTCTTGTGCCTCGTCTACCACCATGTAATCTGCACCACAGACTCTCAAGTCGAGGACTACAGGCAGGTACACCATGTCGTCAAAATCTATCTGAGATTTCTTCAGTGCCTCGGAGTTGGACTCAATGAGGATATCACGTGCGGCAACTGGGTCGGCTTCAAAGAGCTCGAAGTAGGCCATAAGAAATTCCCAACTTTCCTTTGTGTCTGGGATTAAAGTCTTCTTGAAGAGACTCGAAAAGAGATTCTTATTGTCGCTTCCTCGAGGGGAAGGCAGAAGCCCCCAGTTCTTTGCACAGGAAACAAGGCGCATGGTGTCTGCGAATTGCCGACGACGGAGGCCTTGAAGTTTCGTAAGCTCAAAAAGCTTCGAGTTGTTTATCTCCACAGATGGGAGGAAGTTTCTGAGTGCCTGCAGTCCGAGAGAGTGAAGGGTGGATACCTTAACTCCTGTCCCGAGGGCGCGTGCGAGGTCCTCCTGATTGGCCTTATTAAAGGCGATTGCGGAGAGGGAGGAAGAGGGAATGCCCCTCCTCCTTGCCTCTTCAAAGGCCAGCCGAATAGTGGTGGTCTTTCCTGTCCCTGCTCGAGCGGAGAGGAAACAGGGAGTTCCTGAACAAAATGTCTCGATGAAAGCAAGTTGTTCAGGTGTGGTTTTTATTTCGGTCATCTCAAAGTTTCTCCCATCCTTCGGGGTTACACGATAGAGGGTCTCAATATCAACCTCGATTATTTTATTCTCATCCATTCTCATTCTCCTCTTTGATTTTTTCTATTCTGATTTCATCCACCTCAGTCATCTGCAAGTGTCTGAGAATCTCTCCAAAATTTTCAATACAGTTTTCCCATTGGTCTGATTCCATCGGAATCTCAAACACTGTGGAGTAACCGTTCTTAAATCCTCTTATTCTAAACATTTTCTTTTTCTCCTTTCTCTTTCCAAATTCCTACAATATCAAATTCAGCGGAACATTCAGCTTTAATTTCTATATTTCCACTTGCATCCCAGTGGCAAAGATGTGGAAAGCCTATTACGATTCCCCTATAGGGATAATCTATTTCCCCAGAAACGAAAGTAATGATAGCTTTGTTTCCACTTTTCGTCTCGTATTCCTTCCCTTCCTCAAGTTGAAAGAGCTCCTCATCGAGGAAATAAAGGTGAGGGTTCTGTGGTCGGAAGGTGGGGTTGATTTCTACAGCCTCACCATTTTTCCACTTCATCATCAATCCGTCTACGATGGCTATGAACCCTTCGTCTTGGTCATGGTAAACATTCTCACCACCCTTAAGTCTTCTGGAGACTTCTTGTATCGATAGGTCTTTTACCCAAGTTCTTTTATAAGGCATCTCGTTTCTCCTTTCTTGTCTATAAGTTTCTACCTTTTAATTGCAAAGCATAAAATACTCCCGACTCAAGCGAGTCAAAAAATTTCTTAACCAGCTCGGCATCAATTTCTTTCTGGAGAGTCTCTTCAGAATATCCTGCCTTCATTGTCTCCCGCTTTATCGAAATCTGATTGGAACAATATTCCATATCCTCGGTGCCAACAGCAAGTCCCCTAACTTCCCAGCCATTATTTGCCTCGTCAGGGAATCTGTCCAGTGCAACAAACTTCACATTGAGAGGAATGTTCCGCTCTTTCGGGAGGTCTCTTATAATGTAAGTCAGAATGGGACTAAATAAAGCCATCTGATACGGTGTCATTTTCTTAAAGATTTTCATCTCTTTCATTTCTTTCTCCATTTATAGATGGTGTTTTTCTTAAACTCATTCTTGCCAATATCAACCCAGCAATAAAAGTTATCTATGCTGTCCTCTTTTGGCAGACCTAAATAAATACTGAGCTTCCATTCTTTTTTATCCTGCACATTATAGATTTCTTTCCGAAAATAAATTTCCTCTCCAAGACTGTTTAATTCCTTTTCTGCTTTTCGAGAGGAAACCCATTTATTTTCATAGCATTCATCAAGCCAATTTCTGAAAAGTTCAATTATTTTCTGGCGGTCGGTTGGAGAAACCTCGACAAACATAATTTCCTCCTTTTCTTTCTTAATCTTCCTCATCTCTTCCTCCTTTCTTCTCCATCTTCTTTCTCCATTTCTTTCAGAATTTTCTTTACACTTTCCTGCTCTAGTTTCCACACCATGCAGGGGACTCCTAACTTTTTTCCTTCCCAGACAAGGGCTCTGCGAACTTTCAGTCCCTCGGAAGAGAAAATCAGGCTCTCCGAATAGATCGACTCAAAGGGCTCTTTCCCCCTCAAGACAATCCTTCCGTCTTCCTTCGGGAGGTCTTGGGGAGTCGTCTCCCCTTCAATGTCTCCCCAAATTTTATCCTTCTCCCAATAAAGTTCAGGACAGTGGTTGAAGAAGTCTAGGGTCGGCTGTCTTCCTGAACGGTAGTGTATCCAGATGTCTCCTTTTCTCAATTCCCTACGGGCAAGCCAGTCCTCCCGAACGAAGGCCTTTCGGATAGAGATTGGAAAAGGATAGACGAAGACACTACTCTTCTGGCCGACTATTCCCAAATCCACTTTGACCACTTTTCCCTCCTGCCAAATGAATCTTCTGAGGGGACTTTCTTCAGGCTCGAAGGTGAGGTCAATCCACTCGATGAATCCGTGGCTCTCAGTTCCGAGAAGTTCCTCAGGAGTTCGCTTGTTGGAAGAGAATATTGGTGTTTGGTAGTGAACGGCTATTCTGCCCTTATATGTGTCCAGTGCTAGGTAGAGTGTGCCAATGTTTCTATCTACCACATAACTTAGACGGTCGTAAAGAGCCTTGTTCCACAGGGGTGGAAAGAGGAGGAATCCGTCCTCCCCTTCGATGAAGTCATGTTTGCTTCTTGTCATTTCTTTCTCCTTTCCTTAGTTTTCTACTCTCCAGTCCTCTAAAATATAATTAAAGAGGGCTTTCTGCATAGCCTTGTAATTTTGTGAGGTGATGTTGCCGATGGTGAGCTCCCCGAGTTTCACTACATCTCCGAACTCGTACTCCCCAAGAATTGCGACGAGACAAGCCTCAATGTTCTTCCCTTCCCATTCGGCGACTGGAATGGCTCGAGAGGAGACCCTTTCTTCCCGGGGGTTGTAGATTCTGAGGCCGTCTTCATCTTCCCCGCGAACAGTGTAGTATCTCTCGACGATTTTCATTGAGTCGTCAGGAACATACACATCTTGGGAGGGGTGCTTCCCAATGGCTATGAAGGTGAGAGCCCGAAGGGCTTGATTGTTTCTTACGAGGTTTCTTCTCAACATCATTCCTGCACAGAATGTAATAGGGTTGGTTATGATTGAGGGCTGGGAGGGAGACGGAGCTGAGCCGTCTCTCTGCATATTGCAATTTTCAAATCCAGCCTCTTCCATTTCTTCCTCTTCTCTTTCTCTTTCTGTCATTTCTTTCCTTCCTTTCTAAAATCCGAGAATTTCGTTTAACTTTTTCTGGAGCTCTATCCGAGCCTCCTCTTTCATCTTCACAGCCTCTTTTACTTTCGCCTCGAGTTGGCTCAATGGTGCATCTGGGAATTGCTTTCTTAGACGGAGGAACTCTTTCCTCTCTTTGGCCATTCTTTCCAGTTCGCTCTTCGGTGCTGGGTGCTCCTTGGTGTCGCGCCAGACTTCCCTTGATGGCCTTGTTGTACGAGGGAGCTCTCCAGCCTTAGCCCTTTGTAGAAGCCAAGACCAGAACTCATTTTTCCTCATCGGTGGGAGGGACTCAATCTGAATTTGTGCATCTTCCAAGGAATCACCGACAATATGGACGGTAATGTTGAAGTTGAGGCTAGTTTCTTCTATTCTCATCGTGGTCTCCTTTCCTAGAATCTAATGGTGAAAGTGATTTCGTGGAGGCGTGCTGAACCCTCGAGAATACTGTGGAAGAGTGGGAAGAGGTCTTCTACTTTTATGGTCTGGGCAACCCAGTCCTTGGCTTTCTTGTCCCAGATGGAATAGCGGAAATTTGCTCCAAAGTATTCTTGTGGGAAGACTTCCAACTGATGTCTCTGAACGGAGAAGCAGAGCACAGGGTGTGGATAGCTTATGCTCTCTCGAGTGTGGAGGTCGCGTACCTTGGCTCTCTGCAAAAGTGAGACGAATCCCATCAGCTCAGAGGGAAGTCCCTCTGGTCTGAATGGAGTGTCATTCTTGGCTCGTTGGATTTTGATAGTTTTCTTCATATTCTTTTCCTTTCATCTATTTGTTTTTGAGGTTTTCGAGGGTTGTTCTGAACTGTGCGAAGGCGAGGAGGAGTTCCTCCTCAACCTTTTCACGTTCCGAGGGAGTGTCTTTGAGTGCCAAGAGAATGGTGAGAGTGTCCTCGAGAGCGTTGAACTCCTCTATGAGAGCTTGTGTCTTATTTTCTTTCATCTTGTCTTCCTTTCGTTGCATTTTCTACTTTCCACTTAATGTTGAGGATAACCACGGAAGTGAGGAGGCTATAAAAGTCTTGTTTGAATTCTGCCCAGCCCTCACCGAATGGCTTTGCAGGTGAAATTCTGAAAAGCCGAGACTCATAAAAGATGGAAGTTTCTTCCGAAGGGAGATATTGGTAGAGTCCATTTTTATAAACCGCCTTGATGGTAGATGGTTTGATTCTTGCCGGAGGATTAGGCTCGAGAGTGAGGAGGTCGAAGGAAAGAATCCTCTTTCCTCCCTCGTTCTTGATTCTAAAGCCGCATTGATGGAGGGAGAGGGAGCGCACTAATTCTGCTAATCTCCACCATCTTGCCTCAGGATATTTATTTGACAGTCTGGTTACTTCCTTTGTGAGGAGACTTGCTTTTAAGTTCGTCTTCATCTTGGTCTCCTAAATGTTGAGGGCTTTTTTGAGCTTGGATTGATTTTGCCAAGTGTACATAATGACCGTAAAGAGGAGGGAATTGAGCTCCTCCTTGAGAGACTCTTGCAAAGGCTTTGTGGTGAGTCGGTTGAGGATTCTATCAAAAATGTACTCGGTGAGTGAAGTATTGTAGACTTTATAGCCGTTTGCGGTGGCTTTTGCCTCAACGGTTGCCCTTTTATACCCTTTTGAAATGGATACGAGGATTGATGTTTGAGTTGTGAATCTTCGTCCGATGAAAAGTTGAGGGCTCTTCATTGTCGTGTTCTTGAAATAATACGTAGTGAGTTCGGGAAGTCCTTTCTTGAATGCTTCCCAGTCGAGGTCGGGATATCTTTCCTCGAGAGATTCGATGCTTGCCTTGATGATGGCGAGTCTTTTCTCTTGCTTCATTGTAGTTTCCTTTCTTTCTTTCTTTCTTTCTTTCTTTGTTTCTTTCTCGGGGCTTGCGCCTCGTGTTCTGTGTTGATGATTTCCGCCAGAACTGCTTGTATATTATCATATTTTGGGGATTTTGTCAAGTTTTCTGTGCAAACTTTTTGTGGAGGAGAGTGGTGGCTTTCTTGGCCGGCGGGAGGGTGTAAGATTGATTTTGTGTGCTCTGGTTGGTGGGTGGAGGGCTGCTCCTCCAAAACTCCCCAAAACACTCCTGAACCAGTCAAAACCATTCAAAACTCGGTAGGGGTGTCTCCCCTCCTCTTTTTCTAAAAATTGTATAGAAAAAATATATATATAAAAGCTCTCTCAAATAAAAACAAGCGAGCTCGATATTTTGGGTGGTTTTGGGGAGTTTTGTATTGTTTTGGAGAGTTTGCGTATCCATCTATTTTGGGGAGTTTTGTAGGGTTTTGCACCACGCTTTCGGCCTGTCAACTCCTATTTTATTGAGGGGAATGGGAGACGGGAGTTGTCTCGGAGATGGGTGGTTGAGAGTGGGTGGGGTTGTCTTGGTTGGTTGGGGCGGTGGTGGTGGAATATTTCCGCCCGCGGTGGGTGGTGATATTGGGGCGGGGGGGCGGAAATCGATATTTTGGGTGTTTTTTGGGGCGTACACGCGTTTTTGGTGGTGGGTGGTATGGATATACCGGCCAAAATATTTTGGCGTTGTACGGCCGTTAAAACGGCTTTTTGATTCCACCAAAAATAAACGCCCCGCAGATGGTTATCTCAACGGGGCGCAAAATAAAAGGGGCGGTTGATATTTCCGCCCCCGGACAATATTCTAATTGTCTTACAATTGAATCTCAAAGCCGCTTTGCAATTTTTGCATTTCCTCGAAACGGCGTTTAAGCTCTGCCAAAATTTCCGCCTGTTTTTCCGTGCTTGCTTCTTTCCAAATTTCCGCAACGATTTTTTCCGGCGTAAGGCTGTTATACGCTTTAAGCTCTTTGGCGGTTTTGCCAGCTCCGCGTAAGATAGAAAAGATGAAATCACGAAAGGCGGTATTTCCGCCCGCGGTGGTTTTCCGCTCTCCCAAAGTACCCGCCTTGAGCTCACCTAAAATGCGCTCAATCAATTGTTCACGTGTTGCGGTGTTCTTTTCATTTGCGAAAAGGCTGTTTACTTTGTCATTGAGCTTCCGTGTACCATAATCGAGAATAATTGCAATTGATTCCGCAGGAATTTCATCAAAACTTATCTCAAAATTTTGCTTTGTGCTAGCAAAATTGAAATTGAGTTTATTACCCAAAATTTCTGCGACTTTATCCATTTTACTCAAAGTCGATTTTTCGTTAGTTTTAGTCATGATATACTCCTCAAAAAATTTACATTATTTTCATCACCCCGCGGGGCGTATACCGAATCACCACGACTCGATATAATCGTATATTCGCTCTGTTCGATTTTGTTGTCAATACCTTTTTTGATACAAGTTTTGTATTTTGTGCAAAATTTTTGATACATTTTGAGTATCTTTCTGTACATTTTATGTATTTCCTCTACACTTTGTGTATTCCAGAGTACACTTTGTGTATTCTTCTGAGTACATTTTCTGTATTCCTGCAACTTTCGGTTGTGCCCCTAGACCCACCCGCCCCCTTTCGACCGCGCCAAATAGGGGGTATTGCATCTCTCTAAAATGGTCAAAGAAAAACTGAGCCGTCTCAACGCAATATGCACCAAGCAGCACCAGCCCCCTCCCCCACCACCAACCAAGGAGCCTCCGGGCAACAGTCAGCATGCAACCCACCCACTTTCGGCAACCTCCCACGACTTCTCCCTTCCCTCCCTTTCCTCCCTCTCCCAATCTTTTCCCTTGACAGCGCCGGCCAATTTCCATAAACTTTAGGTGTCCGGCAAGGTTCTTTTCGGCAGGTGGCAACCTCCCTGCCTTGGTTGCGGTTCTTCTTTCCTTGCCGGGCATCTTGAAGAGCCGCCAAAAGAAAGGACAGCATCATGGATACAAAAATTAAAGGACGAAATATCTCCCCGCTGGAGTTGGAAATCCTCGGGGATATAACAGAGACCGACTTACTTGAGCGCACTGAAGGTGCCATGGCGACCTCCAATCCCCCTACACTGGCAAAGATTCGAGGCATCCATCATGAAATCGCCAGACTTCTCTCCTCCGGTCTCACATCAGCGGAAGTCTCCGCTGCTACTGGGTACTCACTTTCCCGCATCTCAATCCTCCAACGTGACCCCTCGTTTCGAGAGCTCCTTGCTTTTTATAAGGAGAAAGAGAAAGAGGTCTTCGTGGATGTGCGAAAGAGAATGGCTGTGCTCGGCCTCGATGCGGCAAGTGAACTTCAAGACCGCCTTGAGAATGCCCCCGAAAGCCTTACCAACTCCCAGTTGATTGAAATCACCAAAGCCACGCTGGACCGAGCAGGGTTCTCACCAGTTACCAAAACCCTCAATGTGGGTGTTCAGCTTTCGACTGATGAACTCGAGGAGCTGAGGGGAAGCACCAAGAGCTCTGTTCGTGTCATCGACGTTATGCCGGTTGAGGGAGACGCTTAATGGTTGGATTTGAAAACCTCTTGGGAGGGAGGAAGAAAACAACTCCCTCTTCTTCTCCCACTCCCTCCTCCGGCCTCCCTTCTCCTTCATGTCATATCATTCAGGGTCTTCAGTCTGCCTACCTGACCTCTGAGAGCCCTTTCAAGAAGGAACCGAAACTCAAGGGAGCTCCTGCCAAAGGCAAGACCTATGAGAGGTGGGTTATCAGGAAATTGAAAAGCAAGCTCCCTGCTGAAATATTCTTTCCTTCTCAGTGGATTCGATACGAGGATGCTTCTGGGTGGCACTATGCCCAGCCGGACATCTTCATCCTCCTGCCCACCAAGATACTTCTCATGGAAGTCAAGAGAACTCAGACCCTCGAGGCCCATTATCAGCTTAGAGGTCTCTATAAGCCCCTTTTGAACTTCCTCTATCCAGACAAGAAAGTCGTCTGCGTGCAGATTTGCAAGAACCTCCGCCTCAAGCCGAAGCATGAAATAGGCTGTCTGTCCGAGGCCACCAATCCTGAAATCCTCTACACTTATCATTGTCCGGGAGAGGATGTTCTCCTGTTCCCGACTGAAAGGAATCTCAATGAGTAATCTTAATACCCTCTCCGAAGAGGAAAAGAAAAGTCTTCGCAAGGAGTTGTATCTCGACCCGGTACTGTTTCTCCGCACCATCCTGCCCCATTGGTTCACAGAACCTCTGTCTTGGATGCATCGAGGGTACCTTGCCATCCTTCTGCGCCGGACCGACTTTCTGCCGAAATATGGCGAGCTGGATAAAATCATCGAGAACTTTGTGTATAAACAAAACCCCTGGGATGATGATGAGGTTGGACGGCCAATCTTCTCCTTGGAGCCTGATGGCAGTGTTTCCCTTGTTATCTCTCGGAATACAGAGATAATGATGCCTCGTGGTATTGGCAAGACAACCCTTGCCAACGGTGCTCAGGTTTTCATGGGATGCTATAAGGTGCGCAAGTTCGTGCTGAAGATTGGCGAAACCGCTACTCACGCGGAGACCCAGCTGATGAACTGCCGAAAGGAGTTTGAATTCAACAACAAGATTACTACTCTCTTTGGCACTCTGAAGGGAAATGATAAGTGGTCTGAAGAGATGTTCGTCCTTGCGAATGGGTTTATCATGGCAGCGACTGGTAGAGGTGGCCAGGTTCGTGGTCGAAACGTCAACTCGATACGACCGGACTTTATCCATCTTGATGACGTCGAGGACAAGGAGAGTGTCTCCACAGCGGAGCAGAGAAAGAAAACCCTTGACTGGTTCATGGGAGATGTACTTCCTGCCCTCGGCGAGCTCAATACCGACTCCACCATTCTGCTCAACGGCACCCTTCTGCATAATGAGGCCCTGTTGGTTATGCTTGGTAAAGACCCGACCTTTACCACCATTGTCCTGGGGGCACTAGACTCCAAGGGCCAACCGGTCTTCCCTAAGTACATGGATGAAAGAAAGCTCGCGGCAAAAAAGGAGATGTTCTCCCGCCAAGGAAAGCTCGAACTTTATTATCTTGAGTACTTCAATCGGCTGACTTCTGAGGACACTATGGCCCTTCGCCCGAGTGATATTAATCGGACTCTTCTCGAACGCCCTCTTGCAGTTGCACTTGCACATGACCCTGCGATTTCAAAGAAGAAAGACGCGGATGATGCTGCCTTCGCAGTGGTGGGAATTTATTCCGCTGGGCATTATCAAATCGAGGATGTGGAAGGTTTCAAGGGGCTGACACCTCAGGAAGCTGTGAAGAAGTTCTTCTCCCTGAGGAATCTTTGGAAGGGAGAGGGAATTCCGATGTACTGTGGCATTGAGACTGTTGCTTATCAAGAGGCTTTGTATGACCTTATTACGGAGGAAATGGCGAGGAGAAATGACTATTTTCCGTTGGAGAAAATTCGCTTTACTACGGAGAAAAAGGCTAGGATTTTGGGTCTTCTCCAGCCGAGGTATTCCGCCCATCTTCTGCATCATCGCCGAGAGTTCCCACTGTATGAGAGCCAGATGAAAGAATTCCCTACAGGCCATGATGACCTTCTGGACGTTGTGGCGATGGCGATTTCCCTCTTGGATACTTTTATCACGAGTGCGATTGAGGAAACCCTTGACAGGGATGGGGAAAACTCCTATTATGAAGATGAGGCCGGAGAATCCGGTGGACTTTAAGAGAGAAAGGAATGAAAGATGCCTAAAGGAATAAATGGATTAAGAAACGCGGTTCAACCGATGACAGGAAATGCCTCAATAGAGGCGGCCATGCTGGCGCTGAGTCCGGAAGAGCAGGCCCTCGTGGCGCAGGGTATTGACCCCTTCGGAGACGATACAGGCGGTCTTGGTGGAATGTATAAAACCTCGGCTGGCCCAGTTGATGTTAATGCTGCCCTTGCCTCGGCACAAAATGCACATGCCCTTGGACCTCAACAGAAGGCAGAGCTGATGACAGTGCTTTCTGAAATCCTTGCTTCAATCGGAACTCCGACTGATGCAGAGAGTGCCACGGTAAGTTCTTCCATCCAGAACGCTATAATGGCCCTCGGTGCAGGTGGAATGTAAGGAGGCTTGGATGAATGAAAATGAGAAAAGTTTTATCCGACCTGGAAGTGAGACTCATGCGAAACTGCTGAAGCGTATCAAAGCACAGATTGCGGAAAGCTACTCGAAGATGTCTCAGTTCTATGGAAGGTGGAATATGAGGGAACTTCAATACCAAGCGTATGTTTCGGTACAAGACTGGGAGAAACGATACAATGAGGTTTGTAAGGATGCTTCCCTTGTGAATGTGAAAAAGCAAGATGCGAACATAATTGTTCCCTACTCCTTTGCCACGATTAGGACTATTGTTACATATTTGGCCACTGTGTTCCTCGGACGAAAGCCGATTTTCACAGTTGGAACAAATAATTCCGCACTGGTGGAAAATGCTAAGAGCATGGAGATGCTTCTCCAGTATAATGCTGAACACAACCAGCTCGTGAAGGAACTCACCCAGTGGCTTTATAATGGTGAAATTTATGGGCTGGGAATCCTCAAGACCGGCTTTGTAACCGAAACCGCACCGAGAACAACTTGGGTTCTGGACCCGATGTCCGGCAGGCCTTTGCGTGCTCGCACCGCCTCGGTGATTTATCAGGGCAACACTGTGGAAAACATTGACCCGTTTCTATTTTTCCCAGACCCTAGAGTCCCACTTTTGAAGGTGGCGAAAGAAGGCGAGTTTGTTTACTGGCGGAACTTTGTGGGAAAATTCTCCCTGCAAAGGGAAGGAGATACCTATGCATACCTCGATGAGGTTAAGGATTGCCCTGCAGAGGATTTGTCTGGTGGTTCCCTGCGGAATCTGCGGGCGAGAGGGGACTCCCTGAGCGGGAAGACAGCGGGCTTCGCTGCGATTGATGGTGGAAGCTCTTGGGTGCAACTTGATGAAGGCACGGTGGAACTTATCCCTGAGGAGATTGGATTTTCACTTCCTTCTGGGTATGATTCCAAAAAGCCCCATAAATTTTTGGTCTCTGTGGCAAATTCCTCTCAGATAATTCGGTTTGAGCTTTTCGGGGCTGACCATCAGCAACACCCAGTGGTGGTCAATGAGCCCTATGCGATTGGGAATGGCTTTGGGAACTGTGGTATTTCTGACTACCTGAGTCCTTTCCAAGAGACGATAAGCTGGTTCCTCAACTCCCATATTTTCAATGTAAAGGGTGTTGTGAACAATAGCTTCCTCTATGACCCGTCTATGGTGGAAGAAAAAGACTTGAAGAGCGACAAGGCTGGAAAACTTATTCGCCTGAAGCCGAAAGCATTTGGGGTAGACCCGTCGACTTACTTCCGTCAGCTGGATATTCGCGATGTTACTGCGGGTCATGTAGGGGATATACAGTCCCTCATGAGGATTGGTAATGACATCTCCGCTGTTACAGATAATGTAAGAGGTCTGCAGGATTCGGGTGGAAGAAAGACCGCAACGGAAATTCGAGCGACTGTGGAAGCCGCAAGCTCCCGACTTGCCCACCACGCTCAATTCATTTCCGGTGCCTCGTTGTGCAACCTGGGTCTGCAGTGGAGTCTCAATCTGCAACAGTACCTTTCTGAAGATTTTCAGATTGATGTGCTTGGAAATCAGGGTGCTCAGAAACCGATTACCGTTACAGCCGCTGGGATTGCAGGAGATTTCTATTTCCCGATTCATGATGGCTCGCTGCCGCTTGACAAAATTGCACTCTTTGACATTTGGCAGCAGGCTCTTCAGTTCATCGCTGGAAACCAGATTCTTGCAGGGCAGTACGACCTTGGCAGGGTTTTTGAGTTCGTTGCGAAGCTGGGTGGTGCAGAGAACATTGACCAGTTCAAATTACAGCCTCAAAGTCCGGAACAGATTTCGGCTGGGGTGCAAAGTGGAAACCTTTTACCTGTAGGAGGACCGAATGGTGTTGACTTGTCTCAAGGCTTTTAAGGGTTGGAGACGCAAGAAGGCTCGAAAAGGGTTGGAGAAAATCCTTCCCTTCGAGGGCCAACGGCTTGATGACTTGCTGGCTCTTTTGAGCGATAAAAGATTTTCGCTTTTTCTTGAATATTTAGAATTGACAATCTCGGAAAAGCTTGTTATGTTATCTAGTATAGAACTTCTGGATGAGGAACAGCGTAAACAGGCTGTGAAAATGCAGAATCAAATGCGGGGAATTAGGATGGTTATTGACTTCGCTACCGAGCTGGTTGAACGTTCTAAAACCCTGGTGGATGAAGAAGAACAGAGCAACTGAAAGGATTAAAGAATGCGATTTGATTTATTGAAACTTGGTAGAGTTTTGAGAGATGTGGATGAAAAGGACGCTGGAGGTGGTTCTTCGGTAGACCCTTTGGACATCTTCTCTATGGATTTCGAGGGTGACTCGAATAGAGATGAGGCGGAAAAGACATCTTCTCAGGGAGGAGAAACGTCAACCACTGAAGGAGATGTAAATCCTCAGACTGATGGTAATGTGGAGCAAGGGACTGAGGCAAGTGAGTCGTCGAACAACCTTGAAAAAACTCAGGAAGCTGCTCCGGCTGAGGACGGTAAACAAAATGAAGAGGTTTCAACCGACCCTCAAGGAGCCAAAATTTCCTCCCCTTCCTCTTCCCCTTCCTCTGTTCCCTCTTCGGATGCTTTGCTTGCTGATGCCATGAAGGTCATTACGGCCCTCAGCCAGCAAAAGAAAAGTGAAGAGCCGGCAGAGGCTGTAAAAGGAAAACCTGCTGAAGAAGATGCTGATGCAGTGGTCTTTAAGAAGAAAGAGTTTAGTGATTATTCTTTCAACATCTCACCGAAACTTTATAATGCACTCTTTGGTTCCGAGGTAGCTGATGAAGAACGCATGATGGCACTGCAAGGCTTTGCTTCAGGAATTGCGACTACAGTCCATAATAATATTATGGAGAGTCTCGGTTCTTGGACTAAGCGTCAGTTTAATGCTGTTCCTAGAGTTGTTAATTATTTGGTAGAACAAAGAGAAGCCTCGAGAGCTACTACGAAATCCCTTCGAGATGATTTCTATGGAGCCTTCCCGGAATTGAATAAGCCTGAATTATCTCCGATAATCCGCGCTACAATTCAATCCATCCAGAAGGAAACAGGGGCAAAAGTCTGGACACCCCAAATGCGAAACCTTGTTGGGGAAAGAGTGAAGAAAGTTCTTTCCGCTTATGCCCAGGCTAATGCGCCAGTTGCTCCGGCACCGAAGACGGTTCCAGCATCTGTTACCCCACCGGCTACAAAGCCACAGAATCTGGACCCTAATTCTCCAGAGGCTATTTTTGACATAATGTATTCTGAATTTTAAGGAGAAATGAAATGGCTATTACAGGATTGCGCCATACGGAAAACTTCGGTGCTGATGTAAGACCGAAGAACTGGAGAGAGGGGATTCTGCTCCAGTATCCGAATGGGGAGTTTCCGCTTTTTGCGTTGACTTCTCAAATGAAAAAAGAATCCACTAACGACCCTGAGTTCAACTGGTTTGAAAAGAGACTGGATGCCAGACGTCTCTACTGTGAGGCTGGTGTTGCTTCAACTTCAACCACCACTGTTCCTGTTAAAGAAGGTGCAAAAGTGGTTGTTGCTAAGACCATGTTGTATGTTGAGGCTACTGGGGAAATCTTGTTTGTAAGTGCTGACCCGGCAAATGATACATCCTTGACTGTTGTTCGAGGTTTTGCAGGCACCACTGCCAAGAATATTCCGGCCAAGGCAAACTTACTGGTCATCGGTACCTCTTTTGAAGAAGGTTCGAAGGCTCCGACTGGTCAAGGCTATGACCCGTTCAAGCGTTATAACTATACTCAAATCTTCCGCAGAACACTGGAGATGACGGGTACGGCTCAGAAGACTAAGTTGAGAACTGGTGATGCTGAGAAAGAGGCTAAGAGAGAAGCTCTTGAATATATCTCCATTGATATTGAACGCTCTTTCTGGTTCTCAAACCGAAACCAAGATACCTTTGAAGGCAAGCCTCGCCGTACGATGGGCGGTGTCTTGAGCCAGCTTCCTGCAGCGAATATCTTCGATGCCTCGAAGACGGCTTTTGCAGATGGTGTTTCCTTCTCCGACTTGGAAGGCTGGATTAAAGACCTCTTCAAGTTTGGTTCTTCTGAGAAGATGGTTTTCTGTGGAGACTTGGCTTTGTTGACTCTTCAGAGAATTATCCGTAATGCCTCTGAAAGCACTTGGACCTGGACACCGCAAACTAAAGAGTACGGAATGAACGTTTCCAGATTGGTAACTCCGTTCGGTACCTTGGTGTTCAAAACCTGTCCGTTGTTCTCTCAGAGCGTTTCAACCGGTTTGAATGAGGCTTCTCCGTCCTACGGCTTTGATTCTTATGCCTTCGTTCTTGATATGGCGAGAGTCAAATATGTCTATATGGAGGGACGTGACCTTCACTATCAGGCTAATCTGACTGAAGTCGGCATGGATGGAAGTAAATCAGGCTACTTGGCTGAATGTTCTATCAAGATTGAACAGTTGGAAAACCATGGCTTGATTAAGAACTTGGCCCATGCTGCTGACCGAATTGTCAAGACGGAAGTGGTAGGTGAGGTAACTACGAGTGGCGGTGCTTAGTCTTGCATTGATTGTGGTTCCTAGCGGGAGGTGAGGTGTTACAGCCTCCCTCCCCCTTTTTGTATGTAATTTGCGGAGAGACGGCTCATGGCTGATATTACTTGGGCAGACTTCTATGCTGCCGTTCGAGACGAAGCGGATAAAGGGAAAACGCTGGATAACATCATTCCTCAAAAGGTGTTTCAGTCCCTGCGGACTCTCGAACAGAATTATTCGTATAAATGGAATGAGGTTCTTTTGAAGTTTTTCATAAAGGCCGATTCCGATAATCCTAATCTTCTTGAGCTCCCGAATGACTTCAAGTCGCTGATTGCACTTAACCTGTCTACTTCTGGCTTTGAAAACTGTATGCGTTCTCTGCAGGAGCAAGACCCTTCCGAGTTCTCTTTTTCGGCTTTCAAGACCCCTTATGGATTTTGGAATCAGGGAAATAGAATACTTTGGCTGGATGGGAATGTCAAAGAGGATACTGATGGCTTTCTGTGGTATAATCGATTTACCCTGAAGGATGAACTCAAGGATGATGGAACTAATCCAATGCTGGTGCATGGCTTTCAAGCACTCCTTGGTATGACCATGCAAAATCTTGCAGCGTACTGTAGGGAGCCTTCTTGGTTTGATTCCTATGGAAGATTGACAGAAATTGGCTTGAAGACCCTCCATATCGCTGATGCGGAATTGAGACGAGGTTCTGAGACAGGTGTGTTTGGAGGGCTGAGTGATGGCTGATTGGGATGGAAGAAAAAGTCCGCTTGGATGCCACTGGGCAGTACCTCTTCTCCCTGGTAGTGATACAGACTTTCATGCTGTTCGACCGGGAACAGGGTGTTTCTCGCTTGGTAAACGGATGCTCTTTGTGCGTGAGATGGATAGGATGTCCTTGGATGCTGGGGAAGCTCTTTCTACCATAAAGAAGCTTACTTCTACCTTGAAGTGTGGTACCTTGGCAGGACTGTCTACTATTCGGGAATTGGAACATTTGGTCGCTCTGAGCTCAGCCGCCGAGGTAGCGGATATTAAAAAGCGCTTGGAAAGTGTTCTCACTCCGAGTGAGATTGTGGTACTTAATGTCTTGAGAAGGATTTATCTCACTACTTTAGGAATTCCTCTTGACAGTGTTAAACTTTCTATGTATCCTAAAGGAAAAGAGGCCAGCGCTTTGGGAGAAGCTAAGACTTCTCTTGAAAGTCATCTGCCTTCTGAGGATGCTGTTCTCGTCAGTGATGAACTTTTCTTTGAGGCCGGATATGGCCGAACACTATTTGGAATTGGAGGTTATGGACTATGATAGGTAATTTTATTGTTAGTGGTTCTGTGAAAGGTGTTGACCTGAAGACAGGTAAGACCGTTTTCGAGAATCATAATATTTTTGTACAAACAGGTTTGAATGAACTTGCTAAACTCGTTAAGGATAAAAGCGGGGCTGTTCCTTCCCATATCGCAGTGGGTACTTCGAATACCGAGCCAGTTATTGGTGATACCGCTCTGAAAGGAAGTGAACTTGGAAGAAAGCCTTTTGAAGAAGCTGAAATCACTGCGGCAAGTGTGAAGTATTCTGCTACCTTTTTGGCGGGTGAGGCTACCGGTGTTTGGGAAGAGACAGGAATTTTCACCGCTGATTCCGCTGGGATTATGTGGTCGAGAGCTCTGACTGGTACCTACACTAAGGGTGCCGATGATGAAATCATGGTTTATTGGACCTATAAGTTTGAAAACAAACCACAAGCATAGGAGGGTCTCATGTCAGGTTTACCGGTAAAAGGCTGGGTTCGGATTTGGCAGGATGACTCTTTGGTTGCTGAGGGGAAGAACAGAGTTGTGGCGGATGGGCTGAAATTGCTCGCTGAGCGACTGGATGATGGCACCACAGCTCTTCCTTCCCTTTTCAAGCTTGGAGATTCTGCGGCTGTAACTCAGGAAGGAATGACTGCTTTGCTGGGAAATGAAGTGGGTCAATTAGCTGCGACTCGCGTGAGAAGGGAGAATATTCTCACTTGGAGTGGAGAGTTGACTGTGAGTGGAAGTGGTTCGAAGGTTTGTAAGGAAGTGGGGCTGTTTCAGGCTGATGGGGATGGTGGAAGGATGCTTGCAAGGTTTCTGCCACTCCAGCAGTTCACTGTCAAAAACGGTACTCATATTCGTATAAACTGGGAGATAACGATTGGAGAATAGGAGAAGAAAGATGGCGGATATAGAAAAGACAGAGAGTCTGGAATTGAACAAGCCAGCTGAAGGAGATATTGACTGGCATACTCCTCTCAATGAAAATTGGGATATTCTTGATAGCTGGTTAGTTGGTATGGTACTGCCTTTTGCAGGTAAGACCGTACCGAAAGGTTTCTTGCTTTGTAATGGTCAGGCAGTGAGTAGAGAAGACTACAAGCGGCTGTTTGATGTGATTGGTACTACCTATGGCGAAGGTAATAAAAGTACTACTTTCAATGTGCCTGACTTTAGAGATAGAACTTTTTGGGGAGGAGAAACTGCTGGAGAGAAGCTTGATGGTACTGTGCCAAATATTAAGGGTGGTGTTGCTTTCGCAATCGGTGCTTTCTTTAATAATGGCATTCGGTCTGGTAATGGTGTTTTCAAGGGTGCTACCAATAGAGGAACTTCTAGCTATAATGGCTATGATGACCAGGTAGTTCAATCTGGAAAAGAAGGGTATATTCCTTTCAATGCTGCTAATAGTAATGACCGCTATAAGGACGGCGCTGGTGTACGCCCTGAATCCTACCGTGTTATGATGTGTATTAAATATTGAGAGGAGAAAAGATATGGTTCAAACTCCAAATATCAAACTCGAAAAGCCTGCTGAGGGTACTCGACCTTGGACAGATGCAGTCAACGGAAACTGGGATAAAATTGATGAAGCTGTTAAAAGTAATATAGATGCGATAGATGCTTGTGCTCTGCAAGATTTAAGCAACCTTTCTGCGGAAGGAAATAAGGTAATAGCTAGTTTAGCTGTTCCTTCTACTAGTATGACTGTATTAAGTTTTCCTTCTAATGGAGTTACACTTACAGCTCCAACAGACGGATATTTTACACTTATTGGGAAATCTGCTGATACAGATGCTTTTATGCGGTTAGTTTTATATTCTGGTGATTCTACAGAACCTTATATGTGTGTTACAACTTCTGCAACAACAGGAAGAGCCTTGGCTTTATTTATGCCCGTTCGTGCCGGAGGCAGAGTTTATTTCAATTATGGAAGTTTAACAGGTGATTCATTTACTCCGAAAAAATGTATATTCTGTAAATTGAAAGGAGCAGTGTAATGTATTATTTAGAAAAAGATGGAGAAATCTTAACTGCAAATTCAGACATAGAGCTCATCAAAAATATTTTAGCTTTTATCCCCGATACGACAGAAGCTGATATTAAAGAAGGTGATATTGTTTTCGCTTATGATAATAAATTTTATTTGAGAGAAAATGCACCAAGAAAATCTGATACTGAAATAAGGCAGGCAAGACAAAATTTCTATTCTTCTATTTCAGACTCTGTTTTCGCTAGTTATTCTCAAGGTGGTGGGTCTACTTTACAGGATTATTTTGATTCAAAAGCTCAAATTAAATTTGAGAATAAACTGGAAAGTCAAGCAGATATGACTCTTGAAGATTTCAAAACTGAGGTGGAAAAAGAGTTTAGTACTTCTCCTTACTCCTCTATGGCTTTGTGTTTGTCTGCTGTATCAACGCAAACAGTGCCTGTAACAACAACACCTATTGTGGTAAAAGCAGAAAGTCTTAAAGTTGCTCAGTTTGTTTCTTACGACAGTCTGTCGGGTGAACTCACCTTTAATTCCTATGGGAGTCATTTGGTTTTCTTAGGCTTGAAAATAGATTCTAGTGTAAGAAATAAAAAATTGGAACTCTGGATTGAAAAGTTTGATGGTGCCGTCTGGGTACCTGTTCCTGATTCTGGTTTAGTTCGGTCCTTTTTATCTGAACAAGAGGTGGAAATTGGTTATGTCTTTACAGACATTTTTAATAAAGGTGATAAATTCCGCTTAAGGGCCGTCTCGGATGCTTCTTCAGGCATTAGGCTCTTAAGTACTACCTTATCAAATGGAATTAAAATGCCATCTGTAAGATTGTCCGTTTATTAGAAAAGTACTGGCAGGAAATATCTTGCCAGTTTCTTTTTTATCCCTTACAATGGAAGAAAGAAGAGAAGAGAGGAGAAAAGAATATGCTTAAGGATATTGCAAAGGATGCTGCTATGGAGGAACTTTCAAGGCTTTCTTGGCGGATACGAATCAACTTTAATTTAATAGTCACCTTTATTATCATTGTGGCCTATTTGAGTATTTTTAGCTGGAAGGTTCTCGAGACGATTGAATCAAACGAAGACTTGAAGAGTCGCGTTTCCGCCTTAGAAAAAGAGGATATTGAAACAAAGAACGTTCTCTTGTGGATTCAGTCAGACGTGCTGGTTATTAAAAATGCTGTGGTGGATAAGGCTTTTCCTAAGGATGGAAAGAAGGTTCCTTCTGAGCCGCCAAAGATAATCTACCAGACGATTGTGCAAGATAAAAATGGGAATATTAAAGATGTCAAAACCCATGAGTAGATTCAAATATACTTTCCTTCTTGTGCTGTTTTCCTTTATCTCTTACACCATTCTTTCTCTTCTCTACCCTGAGCATTCTGAGAAGTTTGCGAAGGGATTTCAACTTCTTTGGACTTGTATTTCATTTATGTTTGGAGGTGTTGGATGATTGAAAGAGAAGAGATTTTGAAAGGTCAGCAGATAGATGTAAGTCTTGAAGGAAACTTGGAGAAACTTCTAAAGGCTCTCAATAAGTTCCGTGCTGTCTGGGGAAAGCCGATGATTGTTACCTCAGGCTATCGGAGTCCGGAGCATAATGCTCTGGTCGGCGGTGCAAAGAAGAGTAACCATATGAAATGTCTGGCGGCTGATTTCGCTGACCCAGATGAGAGTCTGGATGTTTTCTGTCAGGCTAATCTTAAACTTCTGGAGGATTGCGGGCTGTGGCTCGAAAGTCCATTACACACTAAGGGCTGGTGCCATTTGCAGGCTGTTCCTCCGAAGAGTGGAAAAAGAATATTTATACCCTAGAAAGGAGAAAAGAAATGAACTGGATTGATGTTTTAAGTGTTATTGGAGTGGGAGCCATTTCCTCTCTGTTGTGGCGAGTTCGAGGTGGACTTTGGAAAGATAAGGTTCCTGCAAATAAAATCTGGTGGGCTGTTTTTATGGCACTGGTTTGCTGGTTTTATCTTGGGGTGAATCTGCTTGTAGGCTTTATTGCTTTCTATGCCTCATATCAAATGTTTGGCTGGGGATTGTATATAGGAAAGTTACTTAGTCCTTCCCCTGTAGACCCCGAGAAAGACCGTGAGAATGAATTGATAGATGACCTCTTGTATTCCGCAAGAATTTCTCATAATGGAAAGTCGGTTTATCTTTACGAGAATCCTTGGTTATTTGGTTTCTGTGGGACTGCACTTACAGGACTGTGCATGTCATTCCTCTGGGGACTCTATTTGAATTCCCTTCTTGTCATGGCTGTTGGTCTTTCGATGGCACCGTTTTATGCCTGTGGTAGTTTGGTTGAGAAAGTCTGGCCGCTTGGAAAGGCTGGATGGAATTGGGGTGAATGGCTGTGGGGTGGCTTCATTGGAGGTGTGTTATGTTATATCATATTATCTTTATTGGCTTAACAGTGGTGTCTCTTCTTTCCCTCTCACATTGCACATACAGCCTGTGGAAAGACAATCAGGTTTTGATTGAAAGAGAGAAGAGCTACCAAAGTCAAATTCTTAAACTGGGAAAGGAGATTAAGGATGGCGAATTGGAGGCCGCTAAGCGAAAAGAAGAGCTCATTGAGCTTTCTAAGAAGGAAAAGGAATTTGATTGGAATGCTGATATTTCTTCTTCTCCTCTTGTTAAGCAGTTGCACAAGGATTAAAGTTGAATATGTCGAGATTCCTCGGAGTCCAATAACCTGCCATAGGTTCATAAAGACTCCGCTTGATATGGCAACTTGTTTGGAAGAATATAAGGTTAAATGGAATAAAGGAGTGAAAAGAGATGAGTGAAAGGATTGCTCGGTTTGAAGACCTAGCATTGGGGTATACCCCTGACCTGCCGGACCAAAAGCCTTTACTCTGGGAAGATGGAAGAGGGGTCTTGTTTATCGACAAGACTCTTCAACCGCTCCCTGGGCAAATACCTCTGGTGTCTGCAGGTGTTCCGGTTAATGCGGTTTGTAATACTGGGAATTTAATTTTCTTGGGGACAGGTTCCTCCGCCCTGTTGTATGATATTGAGACGGCAGACCTCACCACAATTACTAATGAGGAAGATAAGTCTGTTGGAGATTGGAGCTTTGTGCCGTTTGGAAATTGGATGCTGGCTGCACATAATGGAGTGTTGTGGATTTGGAAGCCCTTTGATGATAATGAACGCATTTTGCAGTCAGACGGCTCAGCCCCCCAAGAATCGAATCCGGCCTATTGGCCCCACAAGACATTTCAAAAAGTAACTGACTTTCCTGAATCCTACAAGGTTAAGTTTCTCCTCAAGGTAAAGAACTTCATCCTTGCGGTCTGTAAAGACAGTGTCCTTTGGAGCTCGGATGACAACCCTGAAGATTGGACTCCTCGAGAGGATAACATGGCAGGCGACCTGTTTATTCGTGATATCCAAGGAGAAATTGTAGGTGGTGCCGCATTAGAGAATTTCGCGCTGATTTGTACCCAACAGGACGTTGTGATTGTCCAATATATCTCTCGGCCTTATATTTTTTCCTATAAGAAACTTTTCGATGGGGCTGGTGTTTGGGGTCCTCGAGCTATCTGTACCGCCAACAAGAGTATATTTGGTTTCGGCCCCGCAGGTATTTGGGTGTCTGATGGGTCTGGCATCCAGTATATTGACGGTGGTTTCGTCGGGGCTACACTTAATGAAAAGCTGGATATAAATCGTAGCGTTGGATGTTTTTGTAGTAACTGGGGAATTCTCCAGCATGTGTTCTTTTTCATCCCTGCTATTTCAGATGATAACTCGGAAATCTTTTGCCTGGGATTTAATATGGAGAACTCCACTTGGACTCAGCTTGATTGGGATAGGGTCTGCTCTTGGAAACAGTACTGGGTTTCTTCAGATGGAGTTTTGTTTATCGATGACCTCAAGAACGCATCTAACTTTGAGAGGGGAGATGGTAAACTTCCCTTGATTGAAAACCCTACAGGAAAGATTGGTTATGGCAACGATGGCTATGGGCATCATGGTTATGGAGGTAAGTTATGGTTTCAGGTTTAGGTACGATTTGGGTAGATGGAACTCTCATCTCAACTAATAAGGGAGAGAAGGAAATCTGGATTGAGAGCAAGGATATTGAACTTGGTTCTCGAGACCAGAAATACATCGATACTTTTAATGTGGAATTGAAGAATCTCGGGCCGACTACAGCCACTATAAAGATTGGCTACAGGGACAGGTTGGAAGACCCTCTGCAGTGGACGGAGGCTTTTCCACTTTCGGACTTTGATAATCTATGCTGGACAAGACTCACCACGAGATTCTTTCGATTCCGCATTGAGGATAAAGGGCCGGAAACAATCTGGAAACTTTCTGCCATAGAACTGTTTGGTGCTAGAATGAAAGGAAGGTTGTGATGAGGAGGGAATTTGAAAGTCTCCCTTCGCCGAGTGAATATGAAGACTGGAAATCTTGGGCAGCAATATTGGTTTCCTCCCTTTCAGAAAGAGGGAATCAATCTGCACTTAATATTCCAGTTTTTATAAAAGATGAGACGAAAAGGAGAAAAGGTCTGCCACCTGCAGAAAAAGGAGACCTTATTTGGCTTTTAGATGGAGGGGTGAGGAAACTCGCTGTTTGGGATGGAAAAGGATGGATTACATACGCGCCGGAAACTACGACCAGCCCTTCCCCTTGATTTAGAGGATTGGCTGGCAAAAGAGGATTTTGATAGACTCGGCAATCTTCCCTGGCTAGGATTCTGTCATGATTCCTTCTTGGCTTTGTTTGTTGGGAATGCTGAACAGACTTGCTGGGAGGGTCATTGGTGGAGTCGAGAGAATGCAACGCGTTCCTTGACAGATTGCCGAAAGGCTATTAAAATGTTTGGTAAGAAAACAGGGGCAAAAGAGCTTTTCGGCCTTACACCCTGTGAAGATAAAAAGGCTTTAAAAATGGCACGACTGCTGGGTTTTGTTCCTCAGAGATTTATGACGGACAGACTTGGCAAGCTGTGCCTCTTGACAAGAAAGGAGATTAAATAATGGGTGCAGGTGCAATCGGAGCCGCAGTCGGCGGTGTTGTTGGCGGTGCTGCTGGTTTAGCTCAAGGAAATGCTCAGAAGAAAGCAGACAATGCTTATTACAATGACCTTACTGGGGTAAGAAATCAGATTAGGGATGCTTATAGCCAGGCTCAAAAAGGCTGGGTAGACTATATTCCTGAAATGCAGCAAGGTATTACTGGGAATATAAACTTTGCAAATAGTCTTAAAGACCCGAATAGTGCCTATAATAAATACTTGACTGGTGCGGCAGCTAACTCCCTGGGTCTGGGATACCAGCTGGCAACTGAAAGTATTGCAGACCAGTTGAAAGGAGAGACGGCTGGTTTGATTGAGCAGACTCGAAATGAACTTATACCCGCTTCTAGAAGTGCCGCTATCGATGCTGGTGCTTACGGTGGTTCGAGAGATATGCTCACACGTGAACGGCTCAATAAGAATCTAGAGAATCAGATTATCAATCAAGCTGCAGCGGACATTTCTCAAAGACGGGCTCAGGCTGCAGGGCTTCTTGGAATGGATGCAGCTTCATTGAACAATTATCTTAATGCTGGTACTGCAGGGAACAATTTGCTTGTCAGCGCTGCTAATCAACAGCAACAGGCTGATATGGCAAAGAGCAATTACCTGTGGCAGTTGGCTATGGATTATGCTAGTGCGATGGGTGCAAGTCAGGCTACTAAACCGTCCTCAGTTGTTCCTTGGGTAAACGGAATTCAGGGTGCTATGCAAGGTGCTGGCTTTGGTATGGGACTTGCTAATATGAGTCAACTTAATCCAACACAATTTGCAGCTATGATGGGAGGATAAGAGATGGTAGATTTCATTGATTGGGCTAAAGCTAAAATGGAGGCTAGTCCTCTTTTCAATATAGATAAACGGAATGAAGAATTGAAACAGCATAGAGAAGAAGTTGCTCAAAGGAATAAAGATATTAAGATGTTCTTTGAGGCTCTCGATGCTGTTAAAAAAGAGAACATTCAAAATCGTCAGCAGTCCCTTATGAATCAAAAGAACGAGGCTGCTCGGTGGGATAAACTTGGCAGGGAGGCTTTTGACAAAACTGCTGAAAGGGTTGGCGATTGGGCTTATCAAACCACCAAGATTCCTGGCATATTTCAGTCCTACGTTGGTGACCCAATCGGTGCTGGTGCAGCGTCCATCGTCAACTGGGCTTCCAATGCGAAGAGAAAGATTGACGAAAAGGGTTTTAATCAGTATCTCTCTGATGTGGTCAATCGTCCGGAAGATTATGGGGAACTTGCCCTCGCTGCCGCTCACGACACAGGTAAATGGTGGGCATCCCTCTTCTCTGGTGATGGGGAAGAAAAGGAAGACCCACAGATGAAAAACTGGCTGGAGACCTATATCGCTTCAGGTGGTGGAAATGGACTGGGTGGTGGAACTGATGGTGCTGGGATGCCTGGGGAGTCAGTGCCTTTTCTTGAGATAAAGTATGAAAGTCCTGACTGGGATGCTATTTATAAAAGGCTGGATTCTATTAAGGCTCCAGAATATCGTGAGGCGGCTTTCAATCCTCAGATGGTGATGGCTAATATGCTGATGAATGCTGACCTTGTTAATATGGATTTCAGTCGGGCTGGCCAGGTTATGCAAGATGCCTTTAATCGCAGGGCGAAGAATAATGCTGATGTCTGGAACGCAAGGGAATCTGACAGAGTTGAGAATGAAAAGTGGAAGATTGCAAAAGATATTGCTCTGCAGGAGATGAAAGCTGCTGATGCCTTCAGAAAAGCTCAGGTGGAATTGGCTAACTGGGAAGCAAGACAACCGAAAGCTCTTGGTGGAAACAAGATGTACTGGAGAGACTCTTCTGGTAATCTTCATTTCCAGCAGATTGATAAGGAAGGCGAGGCAAGAACGGTCGGTACCAATGCTGCAATGATTGAGATGCTGGATTTGGGAGACAAAATCTCCGATATGACTCCAAAACAAATCTTGCAACGAGCCAACATGGCCGCTATGCTTTATCCTGACAAGGACAAAATTCCATTCATTCAGGGGTATATTATGCAGGCTACCTCAATGCTGCCTATTAAGGATTGATGAAAGGAAAGAAAATGGCAGAAAGAACCTATATTGAAAACTTGGCAAGGTCGGCGGTGTGGAATAGCACCCTCGGCCTTTTCGGCCTTGAAAGCCCCGACGAGGATTTGAGAGAATGGCAAGCGGAGAATCCTAAGATGAACCTTGCGACTGAGCTGGTTCCCCTTGGTTTCGGTACTGTGAAAGCCATGAGCGCACTGGCAAAGACTCCGAAGTATGGTGCTTGGGCAAAAAGTCTTGCAAAAGCCGAAAAGGTTGCGGAACATCCTTTCCTTGCTAAGGCTGCACAAGAGACTGCTCTTTTGGCTCCTGTGGAATTTGGTCGCCAAGCGATTGGCTATGGAATCCAAGAAGCCACAGGTCTCGAAGGGGACTCACTTGGGGAAAGAGCCTTGACAGCTACTCTGGACACTGGCTTTGGGGGTCTCATTGGAGGTACCATTGGCTTGATAAGCTCTGCTGGAAAAAGAGTTAAACTTCCTCAACAGTTGGCGGAACTCTCTGCTGCAGATTCATGGCAACAGAACTTGAGAAAAGCTCGTCAAGTGCTGAGAGATACTGCTGACCCTGAAGTTGCTCGCGAAGTGGAGAATGTTGTTTGGAAACTGGAAAGGCAGATTAAAGAAGAGGCCAGACAAAACATGGTGAGCTCGCTCGGGGAAGGCTCGGATAATGCGGTAAAGAATCTTAATTCTATATTTCGAGGCACTCATGAAATCAAATCTCGTATGCTTTCCATGAACAGAGATTTCGGTTTCTCTTCTCTCAAGGAGCTTGATGACACCATGAAAGACCTGAAAATTTCTGGAGTTCTCCCTGATGACTGGCTTGAGTATTCTCAATTCCCTCGTCTGGTTTCCACTTCAAGTGAATCAGTTGCAAAGAGAGTTGATACTCAGATTACCAATGCTTTGCCGGATGTAGGAGAAGGCTGGAAAATGGCTAAGGAAAAAGATGGCCTCTATGTACTTGCTCGAAAGACTGGAAAGAATGGTCAGTGGTTTGTTACGAAAACTGATAACCCTGGAAAGTTTGTGAAGAATGCGGGGCAACTCCAGACTGTGGTAGAGAAAACCGCTTGGAGAGACCCGGATACTCTCTACAAACCGACTGGCGATGCTGAGAATATTCTCGACAAGACGCTGAAGTTCAATGAACTCTTGGATGTTGGTGTCTCAGGGGCTCAGGGAAAAGAGGGTACTCTGTGGCAAGCAGGCCAAAAAGGCGCGAAGGAACTCGGGAAGGCTCTCGGCCTCGGCGACCTTGCAGAAAGTGAGCTCGCTCATGGGTTGGCAGATTTCTCTAAGAGATACTTTGCTCCGACTGTCTTTAAGTTCAAGAACCATCCACTGGCTCGTAAAATCTATGCAGTTGCACAGAACACTCTTGACAACGGCAGAAAGAGAGCTCAGGAACTTATTTATGGCAGACCGGAAATCGGTAAAGATTCTCTGTTTCGGGTGGTCGCTGGAGGTATTAAACGCGATGACCCTACAGCATTTGCAAACCGCCTGAGACAATTAGCCAAGAGTTCTCCTGCACAATTCGATGCTTTTCTGGATGTGATTGATAGGCAGATTCCTTACGAGGAAGTTCTGGTTAATCCTACCCTCTACCAGTCTCTCGGCAAAGAGGGGATTGATACTTTGAAGGCTCTGGTGGACCTCCACGACACCTCGATAAAAGAACTCTTCTCAACAGCTTCCGAGCTCCATATCCCTGATGCTAAACTCTTTCCTCTTCGCAAGGGGCATTATGGAGTTTCCCACTACTGGAACGGTTCACTTCGTCAGGGGATTCTGAATGAGAAAGGAAACCTCGTGTATATTGTCGGCGGAGATAATAGAAAGGGAATCAAGAAGCTCGCGGAAGGGGTTATCGAGGAAGCTAAGAAAGAAGGCCGAGACTGGAGACTTGGTGAGTACTGGACTAAAGAACGTAATCTGGACTTGAGACAAGAGAAGCTCCTGGCCGCAGATGAATTCTCCTTGGCGAATGAATTTGCAGCAAGGTATAGTGACCTTCATCCTGGGATGCATCAAGCTGCCTTCTTCCGTCCACGTTCAGGGGTCGGTGGTTACAATACGGCAAAGACCGCCGAAGAGTTTATTCAGAACCTTTCCTACTCGTTGGAGAATAAATATATCTGGATGGCCAATGAAATAAATCAAAGAGTGCTCGCGAAGGATATGGCAACGCTGGGAATTGATAATCCTCGAGTAGCCGCTATGCTTGAAGATACCTTAGATGCACTTGAGGGTCGGCCTGGAGTCTTTTCTCAGCTGGTCAACAAAACCGCCGACTCGATATTGGCTCCTGTCCTTGGTACAGATTCCGCCTCCAAGATTGTTCGCGCGGTTAATAAGGCCTCGGTACATCTTGACTTGGGATTTGGTAACCTTGCCTATGGTCTTGCCAATATTCTCCAACCGATTACCACAGTGTTGCCACACCTCTCCCTCCTGAGGGAATGTCCAGCTGCTCTCCAATGGGCTTATGATGGAGTGCCCCTTATCTCCAAGAGTGGAAAAGGAATGCAGGTGAATACGCTTTCTCCCCTGAAGATGATGTGGGAAGGACTGAAGTTAATGGGCAATCCTAAGTTGGAAGAAGGCTTCTCGGATTTCCTCGAGCAGATGGTTAGGGATGGTGTGCTATCGCCAAGATTTATTGAGAGCTATATTGGTGAGAACTCAGGGTTTGGTAAGGGTCTAATGGATTCCTTCAAGGCTAAGGATTTCTCAGGTATGGTTTTGAACATGTCTACTATGCTCCCGAGTTTCTCCGAACAGGCTTCTCGTGGATATGCACTCTCGGTGGGATACAAGTACTTTAACTCCCTGGCCAAGGCTGGTATGCTCAGCAAAGACCAAGTTTACTCCGCAGCGAGAAAGTTTACCGAGAACACTATGTTCCAATTTGCAGCTTCGGATAGAGCTAAAATCCTGCAAGGGCCTGTCGGAAACGCTTGGGGGTTGTTCAAAAACTGGACAATGCACTATGTCGGCTGGCAAATGCAATACATGGAAGCGGGGTTGAAGTACGGTGCTTGGAAACCTTACATGTACTCGAACTTGGCAACTTCCCTTCTCGGTGGAATGGGTAGCAGTGAGATTGGTGCATCCCTCGAGAGATTTACCGAATGGGCTACAGGGGATAAGATGTCCAATCTGCTCTATGACCGTTGGGGAGATGGAGTTGGGAGTTCCTTCCTCTTGTATGGTATTCCGGGAGCCTTCGGTCTTTCCCTTCAGAGCCAAGTGAACTCACCTTTCAGAGACCCTGGTGAAGAGACCCAACGTTTCATGGGCTTTGTTTGGGGAAACAGATTGAAGTATCTTTGGAACTCACTGGACTCTGCCATTGACTACTATGCGACGACTGGAAAGAACCCTGCAAATGACCAAAACTTTCAAAGGGAAATTCTTCGTGCTCTTGCCCCGAAGATGTTCTATAGGACAGCCCAAACCGTCGGGGACACTCTTTACTCCCTCTCGGGAAGTAAGTTGCTTGACCTGAGTCCGATTGAACGAATGGCCTATACTTACTTCAACCTTCCCTCGACACGTATTGACCAGGCGCTTTCGATTTCCAATGCAATCTGGAAGGATAAAGAAAAACGAGGGGAGCTTACTTCTCGCTACTCGGAAGTGATGACCAATGCACTGCAGAATGGGGATGGTCGACTGATGTATAGGATTATCCAGAGAGGATTGGCCGATGGTGTTGACCTCGGCGGAGTTATGGATGGAGCGAATAAGAGACTGGAAAACAGATATCTTACTCCGCTCGAGCGGAATACTGATTATTATGGAGTCTGGGGTAGCACTGCAAGTGCGCTTGGGATTTAGGACTGGGACGGCTCGATGTAGATTGTGTTGAGCCGTCTTTATTTTTGCCCCGACAAAACACAAAAATGCGGGAGGCATAATTACACCTCCCGCACAAAATCAACACAAAACAATCAAAACAACGCAAAACAAACACAATCAAAACGCATTTTTATCAATAAAATTTTGCAAATGTTTTTCCGTCTCAGCCAGCACTATTCCCTTCTCAAGGAACATCCGAGTACCCACCTCTTCATACACCATCAAGGCGGTTAGGAGGCTGTTCAGACTCTCGGTCTGGGTTCCTTCCTTCCAGCCAGAAAGAAAGTATGAAAGTCCCTGATAGACTCTGGATATATCCATCATGATAGCGGGCAGGTCTTTCGTACTCGCTTTCTTTTTCTCTACTGCGTCTTCGAAAAGACTGAAAAATTTTGGGGAACCTAATGAGGAACTTCCAGCATTCTCTTGATTTTCTGTGAGTTGTATTCCATCTTCAATTTTAATTTCTCGTAACATTCTTTTTCCTCCCTGAGTTGTTGTAAAGTTTTGTTCTTGAAGGGAACCAGAAGATTCCTCTCGTTGATAAAATCAGGGCCGGAAAGGTCCGGCCGATAGATGTATATTTTCATTCTAGATTCCTTGATTAAGGTCAATACCTGCCTTGAAGAAACGATATCCCTTGTTGCCGAGTTGGGTGAGCTGTCCTTTCGGAGCCTCACTTTCTGTAATGTAGCCGGCACCAATAAGGGTCTCAATGAAATAAGAAACCTTGTGGGCCGCAACCTTAGTGGTGAGTAGTTGTACCAGTTTTCTCTCTGGAAAGATAGGCTGTTTAATTGTCAATCTGACAAGAGCCATCTTAATTTCGTCTAGGATATCCTTATCGGATTCCTTCGACATTTCTCTGAAGATTTCAGGCATTTGCTCTTCCATCTCCAGAATCAGTGCTTTTGCTCTTTCGAGGTGAGGGCGAGTTATCACTTTCTCACCGAAGGCCAAGGCTACACACATGGCAACCTTAAGCCAATGCACAGGCCGACGAGCGACATAGGATGCTAGGCGAGGATGATAGGGCACTGGTTTCATTCCCTCGTCTATTATCCATGTATCAAAAAAGTCTAGTGCATCTTCGGTAAACTGAAGCTCGCCCTCAAAAGAGCAAAGGGCATCCACGACAGAGCGATATTTCTCTATCGGGAAAGAGGGAAGTCGAAGTCGGTCTTTGGTACGGAGGGTCTCTGCTCGCCAATCATAGACAAGAATGAGTCGTGAACAGAAACCGAGCGACCAAGCCTCCTCGGGGAGGACACTGTTGAGGAAGGATGGCTGAGTACCAGAAATGATATTGAGAACTGGATACTCAATTCTATTTTTACCTCCACCACGAGTCATCTCCGAGAAGCTCTTCGGACAATCCCAGAAGTCATTGAGAACGTTGAGGACTGTAAGGTCATACGCCTTCATGTAGGTTCCATACTCTCGAGGGGCAACCGTTAGCGGGTGGGTGTTGGTAGGGACTCCTTCCATTGAAACTGGACTTGCACAATCCTGCAGGAAGTCAAGAAGACCTGCAACGGTTGTAGTCTCGTCGCCAATATGGATAGCTCGGTTGAGCCCCCAAAGGGAGTCTACCAATTTCAGCACTACGGATTTGCCTACCCCAGGAGGGGAGACCAAAAGAATATACTGGTTGGGGAAGAGTTTCCCCTTCCCGATATCACACCAGACACGTCGTTGCGCTAATCCTGCAATAGCTGCAATCGCAGACCATTTACGGAACAACGCTGGACTTTCAGTACCTCTTGTGTCAGCAACAAACTCATCAATCAAGTTGCCAGTTGAGAGGGTTGTTGTTTGGAAGATTTTGTCGTTTTCGCTCGTCATGACCTTTATACTTTCTTATCCCGTCAGGGTTTTTATCTGGGTTCTTTTTATCAAAGTGAGACCAATTCCATCCTGTCTCAGCATCAACACCAATTATCATAGTGCGCCCATTGATGGGAACAGGATAAATCATCTCTTTCAAAATCTCTGGAAGAATCTCATCCTCAAGGTTTTCAGGATACTGAACTACAATAGCATCGTGGACCTGAGCCAAGAGCTCCACAGTCTTTCCTTGCCAACGTCGTTGAACTCTCCATGCCGCAAAGTTCAGGGTATCGGCGATGGTACTTTGAGGCTCGAAAGCAATCGCCTCCCTCCAAGTGGATGCCTCGTCAGGTCGGCCGAAGAATATTCTTTCGCGACCAAAACAGGTAGTTACCTTGTGGTCCAGCTGAACTGCTTGGATAACCTTCTTGTGCCAAGAGGGGATTCCAGGAAACTGTTGGAAGTATTTCTGCTGGAAATCCGCAATCACGTCTACAGGCATCTTGAGGTGTCCTGCCATCGTAGGTGGCTGACCGTAGTAGTTAGTACCATGGCCTCCTCTCTTCGCCATGTCGCGGACTGAGTTCTCTCGATAGAAAGGGGTGTTCGAGGCGATTTCTTTATCCTTCTTGATGTCGCCAGTCCAAGGCAAATCGTGCCATACCAATCGAGCTACCACCGTATGCGCATCGCCCTCGTCGCAAGCCTTTATATAGTTTTCATCGCCGGTAATGTAGCCAACGGCTTTGGACTCTGCAGCTTGGAGGTCGATGTAGGCAAGTTTCTTTCCAGGGTCGGCCACAAAGATTTCTCTCAGGGAGTTGGTAATGTTCTGCATATTGGTGCCGGTGGAGAAGACATTCATCGAGGAACTCCATCTTCCAGTCTCCGTGCCTGCTACAGAATAGGAACAGCGCATACGGCCGTCTGGGGAAATGCTTGTTCTCAGAACGGAAAGGATTTTCCCTAGGTCGTGAAGAACTAAAATCAACTTGGCAATCGGTCGAGCGTAGAGATAAATCGAGATGATTTTCTCCATAGCCTCTCGATCGGTCTTTACCTTACCACGGAATGAGACAGGTTCAATTCCCATAGCCTCGTAGAAGAACTTCTTCAACTGGGCTGGAGAATGGGGATTGAGGGGCTCATCCCAAACAGCCCTAGCCAAGCGGTCGAGCATACCAAGATAGTGGTCATACTCCTCTTGGGTGGACTTGAGAAGGGTGTGGACTTTATGTCTGTCCACAAGGATTCCCTTGAACATCATCTCGAGCGCAACGGCTTGAGAAGAGAACTCCCATTTGTACAACGTGGCTGTGTTTTCATTAAAGAGTGGTCGGAGCTTTTCTATTATCTCGTAGGTGAGGCAACAGTCAAGTCCGTTATAAACCCAGAGGTTCGTCATCTCATCGGATGGCTCAAAGCTCTCTGTGTGAAATTCTAACATTGTTTCTTTCCTCCAATTTCTTCTTTAAGATTACATCGTTGAGAGCCTTAGCGAGCTTCATGTAGGCAAGCTGGTCTCTCGCATCTAAATCATCATTAACACTCTTCGGGAAAGAAACAGATATGTTTCCATAATCTTCTTTGAGGGAAAGCAAGAGCTCGTCCAGATTAGACTTCTCTTTGATTCCCCAGGTGGATGTTTTTAAGTTACTTGAAATGAATCCATACAGATTCTCTTTTTGTATTATCAGAAATTTTTTCATACCAGTTCTCCTTTCCCCCGATATTATATGAAAGAAAGAGGACTGTCAAGCTCTTTCTGGGAGAGATAAAACAGTCCTCTTAGAAGAAACTTTAGTCAGACAGGTCCTCGTTAAATCTAGCATACTCGGTTTCATCCATCTCGATGGAGGAGGCACCGAGGAGGTTGCCGACATATTGCAGGTACTTGATGTTCTTCTTCAAACTGTTGACGGCATTCTCCAAGGTGTCTAAGATTTCAGGCACCTGGGAAACTTTATCATCGAGGACAAAGGGATTGGATGCCAAGTCCTCGCAGATTTGTTTGATATTCTGTTTGGCATATGATTGGTGTTTCTTGATTTCTTTTGCATCTACAATGTATTTCATAGGTTCTTCCTTTCTTTCAATAGGTTGGTTTACAGGTCTAGCCCAATAGGGTCGGGCTGGGTCAAGGGGAAAGTCTGGTTGAAGCGGTTGCTTAAAGGCAGGCTTAACTGACTCCAAAAAGGCATGGGTGTTCTGGAAATTAAGATAGGCTAGGCTAAGAGACTCAAAGCCATAGTCATTATCTATTCTAAAATGGACAACAAGGTCTCCGAAAACCTTATTAAGTTCAACCCCTGGATAAACCTCAGCATAAGTATCTGGGGTTGTTTCAATCAGGGCTTTTCGAGTATAAAAACTCAGTTCATTAAACGGCTTGAAGTTCTTTACACTTTCAACTCTGAATCCTCTCATCCGTTCTCCTTTCAATAGGTTGCTTTGCGTGGTTGATAGCAGGTAAGTCCTTTATCTCTCCACATGTTGACACATTCATCTCTGTCCTCAAACACACCGAGGACTTGATAGAACGGTTCAATCTCGGTGCGCCAGATTTCCTCTTTGACAACCCAGTCCTTTCGGAAATCTTTATGTCTGCGCTGACAGAGTTTGTTAGGAAAGATACCATAACTCTCCATCCACATGGCGGTGGTCTCCTCATAATCTTCACTTCTTCCAGTCACCACAATGATTGCAAAACTGGAGGCTTGAAGATTCTTCAGGAGTTTGATGGTATCCCAGAAGGGCTGGTCAACACCACTCTTGGAAAAGAACTCTTGCCAATCTTCTCTTGTCGGCTTAGTGTTTCTTTCCAGAATATGTTGACGGCCCGAGTTATCTGCAAGTACCCCATCAAGGTCAAAGATAAATGCAGGTATCTTTTGTTTTTCATTCCAAGTCATTGTCGTCTTCTTCTCCTTCTAAAATTAAATTCTTATCTGAAGTGAGTTCGCGTATTCCTATTCTCGCCCAGCCAATGAAGATGTACTCTTCCAAAAAAGTCTTTTTTGGAATCGGGCGGACTCCAAACTCATTCCGAATGTCTACAAAACTCTTCGAGGTGAGGAGGAGTGAAGTCTTAACTGACTCAATGTAAACACGCTCGCCAGCATGGGCGAAA